GCCTGATAAATGGCATTTGAAGTCTGTGCCGTACCATAAATTCGGCCGCCTTGAACTCTCGGATCTAAAAAATATCTACGCATTATCAGTCACCTTTACCAAACGTCCGTTTAAACCAGCTCTCTTTAATCACTCCTTCAATAGTATCCTCGTATGCCTCTAGTTGTTTCTTAAACTCTATATCGTCTGGGTTCTCTAAATTATACGGAGTTGGTCCAAACATTTGGCCCAAGTTTGTGCCCACAGGATATACCGGTGCACGCATTCCACCCTGGTGATCCAGGCCTGGAGGAATATCGTGAATTGGTTTAAAGGCAAGTGTAATTTTACACTGTTGCGGTGCACGTGATCCGTCCTCTGTCTCCCAGGTTTTGTCATTCCAATCCATGCTCAGCTGTGATATTACACCGGCAAGCCCCATCCCCATCGCAGATTCAAAAGAAGTCACTATAGGATTAGCATCAGCATCGGTGGTAAATTTGCCAGTTGACGAATCTGGAACGGATCCTTTAAAAAATGCTAATTCATCGTCTGACGCGCCCCAGTCTGTGAGTGGGTCAGTAGCCCCAAAAGGACCGGGGGGTCCAGAAAGCGCGGCCATATACATTTTCATAATAGTAGATGATTTATGGAAACCAGTGAGGTCACTTTGGGCCACCATAACGCAATAAGGCTTGCCATCCTTATCTTTAAACATATTTTCATCGTTACACGACATAATAAGCTTAACGGCGGCTCTTTCTAGTCTCTTCGCCTTGCGCTGGCTACCGGTAGGTGATTTCATTATCGAAGGGTTAATCGCATAACCAACAATTTTCCAGCCTGCCGCGTTTCCCGACATAATAGCTTTTTTCCATAGCCTGTGCTTTGTAAAGACATGCTTCGCCCTGGACCAGACTCCTGGGGCTTTTTCGTGCATAATCGGGTAAGACTCCGCTGAGAGCTCGTAGGTGAAATTATGAGTAGGTCCGTTTTCAGAAGTCGCTGGCAAGCCCATTGCTAGTGCGGCTGCATTGCCCACAGCGTCGTTTTTATTCAGCAAAGCCATCGATTCAGTCCCATTTGGACCAAACGGCATCTTCTCCAGGGCATCGGCATAGTCTTGTCCCATTGCAGCAACTGTTTCGCCTTTTGCTTCGGACGGAATAACGCCTTGAAAAGAAAGGGCGTCGGTGCCATCTCCAAAGAGCCGCTTTAGATTCTTTTTGGTATAATTGGTCCTGAATAAATCGCCTAATCTAAATCTTATTACTGGAGATGCGGTTGGCGTTTGAGAAAATGGCTGAATAAAGGTCGGCTGGATGTCTGCGCCCGGGGCTTGCCTAATAAGGCCTTGCGACCATTGCGGATACACCAGGGTTACCAGTTTATTTATCCTCAGCCACATATCTTCAAAGTCCGCACGATCTAAGGCAGCAACCCAAAAGGTCACCCCGATAGAGCGTGTGGTATTTTTGTATATCTGCACTGGATCCATTCGGCCGAATCCCCCAACTTCGTTCCAGTTTGGAGAAAAATCATCAGTAATGCTCTCCACAAATGCTTGGAAAGCTATTATTTCGTTAGTCCTTAAATCATGAAAGTAAAACGGCATGTATGTAGAATTTAGCTGTGCCTCTATCCACCTGACCTCTCCCATGGATAGTCGGTTATCTATGGGCCGTAATTTATTATAACGAGGTTTTGTTGCGTTGTCAAAGGACTCTTCATCTTTGGCTTCTCCCTGGCTAGGGTATGCCTTGGCTTGTTTGTCGTACAGACTGGCTGGCACCGGCATGCCGGATGTCCTCAAATTAGTGGGCAACAAGATGGCGGCCGGAAGGGAAGCGTTTCTCCAGGCCAACTTCCTTGATGAGGAATCAAGCCTATTTTTAGAGTGAAGATTTGCTAAAGTCGCATCATCCGCATCAGAATTGCGAGCGTTAGGTTCTGGACTGTTGATGTAACCTTCTTGATCAGATCCAGCGGCAAAAACTGTATCTCCAAGCAAAATCATTGTAAGGATAAAATTATAAGTTGCCGATGTTTGAAATGCCTCTATAACTAGAAAAATACCGGCAGCCATGGCAATAGGGTCAGCGCCCATGGATCCCATAGCCTTACCAGCCTCTTCAATCTGATCTGTATCTCGAATTGCATTTCTCAAGACCATTAAATAATAACCAGTAGACACAGCATCCCCTAGCCCCTCATAGAATGCGCCCTGGCCATATAGCGAACTAACAGCATAAGATTCAGCATTTTTTAATTGTGGCATCCTTAAAAAAGACGCAACCATATAACTAAAACTAGATTCCCCAAAATCAGGATTTCCAGCAGACCTTCCCATTGGAAGTTGATCGTCACTGTCCTTACCAATTCCCAGGAAGGATAATAAGTCAAAAATCAAGCCAATAATAAGTCCAACAACAAAACTTGCCATTACAGCTATATTAGCGATGACTAACATCGCGATTGGCATAGGCCCGCCGTACGGAATTAACGGATTATTTAAAGTGCCCCAAGATTTATTGTGTTTACTGTTATCAACGTCTGGGTCCAACCAATCTGTATTTCCATAATGGCCTCCACGATAAAGCGCCTTTAAACCACCCGAAGTTGCTGCCTGTTCCCCAGCAGTCATATTAATAAAATCCACTTGGTTTAATCCAATCTGCACTGGCAACGCGTTGACATCAGTGATAATATTTGTAGGCGTTGAGTTTTTATCTCCTTCTGCACCCGCTGCACCAATCATTATGTTGATGGCAACATTTTTTAATTCGGTCATAGTTGCTTTAGTGGCATCCGGATCATATCGACCCATTTCCTTTTGGACCGAATACATACCATGAGTATAGCTCTGATCCTCTACATACGACGAATCATTAGGGATGGCGTTCCAGCGGTTATACTTTAACACGCTGTTTTGAATTACTCCTCTTACGGCCGATTCATTATCACTCTGTCCGCCAGCTTCGACCGCTATCTTAGTGCCAGTCCAGCCATCACCGCCAATATTTTTTAATAATCCATGACCCTTTTTCTGGCCAGACTTATCTAAAATTGAGCTTATATTTCCTAAGGCACCACCGCTGTCGGCGCTTGGTAAAGATCCACCAGAAATAGTATCAAAGTATGATTCAGCTCCTTGAGGAGTGTTTGTTTCTGTGTAGGCTTCTGCACCATTTTCGGAATCTGTGGGAGGGTTGGTGCCTAATGTAGTTTTAGTATAATAGGTACCCGGCAAAGAAGATGGTGGATCAACGCTGTAATAGTTTTTCTGAGTGAGATCACTTAAATAATCTCCCAGCTTAGTAACAGCTGCATCCGATACATCGTTCTGACCCGGAGCCCCTAAGTCAACTCCCTGTTGCGCGTTGCCTGCAGCGTTGCCTTCTCCGTGAGGAGTATATGCTTCAACAGTTCCAACAGGAGCAAGAGGATCGGTAGGATCAGCCATTATAACACCTTTTAATACTATTAAATATCGTGATTAGCTTTTTCTCTTGGTGTTTTTTAATTTCTCTAATAATTCTTTTTGGACTGCGGGATCTTCAAAGCCTTTTCTGATATTATCATAAATAACTTGCCATTTAGAAGACATAGAATTAAATTCAGACATAAATAACTCTTTATCTTTTTCTTCTTCTAGATTGTCATACATCGTCTGAAATTCTTCTAATTTCATAAGAGATTCTTTAATTGATATTTCAAAATCTTTTTTGCTATTGAATTCACTCATTTTACACCCTTAAATCACGGAATGGGTTTAGTGCCGACTCCGACATATTGCAAATCAGTAACTAACACATCCGCCAGCTTATCAGCTTCAATCGTCACAAGGACTGAGAGATTAATACTAACATTCTCATGCGCAACTGTAACCTTTCCCTCTCCAGACATCGCAGTGCCGATCTGAATTGCTGTCTGTAGCGCTGGATCTGTGCCGGCAGATGCAATAAATTCATTCAAGGCCACAAAAGAATCTTTAACGGCTGTGATCTTTGCTACAGTTTGGTCTGGAATGGTCTGGAGATATGTTAAGCTGTTAATTAAAGGATGCAGCGCGGTCAGAAATTCATTGGCCAGGCGAATGGTAGCTGTTGGGACAGATCGCACAGTCGTAATTTTGTTGAAACCCGCCATGATCTCGTTGATCTTGTCCGGGATCCCACCGGTGGGGGCAAAGGCAGTGGCAATTTCTTTAAATTGGTTAACCAGCCGGCCGGCTCCACCCTCCGGTATTCGGTTCATATTAGAAAGAGTTCCAATTGCGTTAGCGGTAGTCAGTATTCCTTCGAACGCTACACCCAAACTTTCTGCCGTAGATTTGAGCTTACCCGCGTTGGTAATTTTAATTGATTCAAAGGCAGCAATTAACGCGTCCATTGGAGACGGATTGGTGATGTCGGTGCCAAATAAGCTGCCTACAGTAGCGTTTATTGCTGAAATAGCCGTAAATAAAGGTGATGATCCGGCTTGTTCGGGTACCTTTCTGATGTTAGACAGTGCGCCGCCCGAACCAAACACGGCAGACATTACAGCCAAAGTATCAAAAATACTACCAATCACTTCCATGGCGGTCTTCATCTTCTCTGGTTCTTTTATACCCTTCGCAAGACCAAGAAAGGTTGTAACTAGCTCGCTTAGAGGCTGTTTTAACGAAGCAAAAACAGTCACCATAGAAGTCGTAAATTCGGTAATTTTTGCAAACATAGCTCTCATTTGTCCTGCTTTAGTAGCACCGGTGCCTTTGGCTGAAGCCATTACCTGCTCGATTATGGGCCCGACAAATTTCATCATTTCCCCCATGCCACCAAAAACAGCACCAATTATACTAGCAACTCCTTGAATGGCTGCGGGATCTACCTCTGAAGCCGAGATACTTGCAATCATGGGCTGAAGTGCAGTTATAAGTTCCTTCATAGTGACACCAGCCGTACTAATAAACATTCTAATCTGCGGACCCATAGCAACCATCATAGACTTGAGTGCACCAAGATTTTTTGCAGTGTCGTCGTTATCACCCTCAGCTATTGCATTCATCGCTGCATCACTGGGCGAAAAGGCCTTAATCAGTCCGGCAATTCCAGAAAGCATCGGCCCAATGGCGCCCATTAGCGGACCAACTTTTGAAAAGTCCTGGCCTTGAAGAAGCGGAGCTAGTTCTTTTATTAAACCGCTGACCTCTTTTATCATGCCTGTAGCAGCTGTTCCCATAACTTCTGTAAACCCAGTAATGCCACCGATCAACGCCGCAGTTCTTTTTCCCTGGGGATCGTATGCGGTAGCCTGTGCAAGCAACTGCATCGTTTTGTCGTTGGGCGAAAACGTTTCCATTATTGCCCCAATAGCAACAAGAACACTGGCAATGGCTTCAATTGCAGTCGCAGCTTCCGAAGTTATATCTGTCTTGCCGGCAAGTGCAATAAATTTATCTAGAATGCTCCCGATGGGCCCGCTTGGTGTCATCAAACTGTCGACAAAAGTACCCATAGCTGCAAAACTTTCTTTCATTGTGTCTTGACTATTGCTAAACGGGCCCGGTTTTAAAGCTGAGGCTATTCCAGCCATGGAATCCATCATGCCGCCCACGCCCTTCATTATGCCAACGATCGCATTAACTACGGCAGTAAACTTGCCAACGTCTGGAATGTCGTTAGCAATTTTAACTAAATCTTTAATGGCTGGTATTAGACTCTCTATCATTCCAATGGCCAGGGCACCTAAGATAGCATAACCGCCCACAATCAATGCGACACCGAGCAATCCCCACGGACTTGCAGCAAGCAATAGACCGATGGCTGCAGCGACTGGAAGAGTGAGGGCAATTACACCAAACAATACTGCTAGCGCAGTCATTAATGCACCGACAGCTATTAGTTGGTCACTTGTACCAGCGTCCTTGAGCATTGCCACTAGAATGGCTCCGAGGACACCTAGCCCTAGCATCACTACACCGAGGACGAGCAGGCCTTTTATTACATTCCCCATGTTTAACTTAAGCTTTGTGATCACTGCAGCTGCTGCCATGGCCATGATGGCCGAACTGATTCCTGCAGCCATCACGAAGCCCCACGCAAGCACCTTCCCTACGCCCACTTCGGGCGTCATGCTGATGGCAACAAGAAGAGCTGCACCAACAAGTCCGAGGGCAGCCACTACAATCACCATCTGTATTAGCTTTTTCTTCATCGATGCCGGTCGAGTTTTTTCAGCTAATTTAAGGGCCGCAGCTACGGCGACTACAGCCATAACAGCCATCCCGACAACTACACCAGTTTTTATTACATCTGTTACGCTGATAGTACTTACTATCTGTGCAGCAACCCAGAATGCAGCAGCAAAAGCAACTATTCCAAGCAATATAAATGCGGCTAATTGGGCAGCTTTCTTTGTGGCGCTTTTAATCTGACTTGGTTTTAGTGCAGATAGTTTTTCAATCATGTTCTTTGAATTCTCAACTACAGCAGCCTCAGTTTCTCCCTGGCCGCCGCCTCCACCGGGAGTCAACTTCTTCGCTGCTCCACCAATCATTCCCATCAGACCTTTCATCGCTGCGCCTACCGCTGCGCCTACCGCTGCGGATGCTGCAGCTTTTATAAGCGAAGCTACCATAAGCGCAGCGAGAATGCCGCTAAGAACCATGGTGATCTTTGCTCCGTACTTGTCCCAGAACATTTCAAGCATCAGCATCAGCATGTCACCAATTTCTTTTAATATTGGCCCGGCTTCCTTGACAAGCATCTTCCAAGAATCCATCAGCATCGGAAATGCAACATCATCGAAAAAGTCTGTAGAAAGATCTGTTTCTCCTTTTAAGAGGAGCATCAACATTTTTAAACCGTCGCGGATCCAACCAAGTAATGTAGGAATGGCGCCTAAGATCATTGATCCAATTATTTCTATCGCTACATTAAACCCTTCTTTCAAAATTTGTCCAAATTGACCACCATCACCATCTAAAAATACAGCTTTTAAATCTTTTAGAAGTCCAGCTAGCGCCTTTCTTGGACCAGTTTTCATCATGTCTGTGAATGTTCTAAATGCAGCGTCAACGCCCTGCATTCTTCTTGTCCAGTTTTGAGGGCTGAAATATTCCTTAAAGATCTTCATCACGGGATATAGCGGTCCGGTTGGAGCGAACAGTTCCATCAGCATCTTACCAACGCGCTTTCCAGAATCATATACGATCCGCATGGACTCTCTAATGTCTTTCATTAAGTCGATAAATTCAGGAGATCGAGATATTCCTTTTTTAACACCTTCCATAAAGGTACCAAAGAATCCATCTGTAGACTGCATTCCTCCCATGGTTTTGTTGAGCTTCTCAATAGACTTAGTGAGCAGCTTGTTAGCTTCGGCTTGGGTTATTGCGCCGTCGGCGCCGTCTTTGGCAGCATCCTGGAAATCATCAAAGCTCATGGCAGCATTTGACGGATCTAAAAGGCCTTCGAGGGCTTTTTGGTCCATCTCAGATAGGTCGGCCAGGTGCGCTTTCTCTTGCCGGCTCATATCCTCAAAAGATCTACCTGCATCGTGGAAGGCATCCCTTAACATTTCAGCCTTCTTGGCTGGATCAGCAGTCATTAACTCCATGGTGTCAAGCTGCATTCCGAAAGCCTCGGATAATCCTGCTACTGCATTGGCAGCAGATTCAAAATCGTCCGTCTTGCCAGTTATTCCTTGCAAGTCCTTCATTGACATGCCGACCTTGGCCATTGCAGCAGCAACGCCCATCATTTCAACACGAGTATAATCCCCGAATGTTCCTATATCAGCTTGCATTTCGCTGAAATTTTTGCCTATAGCCTTTGCGCTAATTCCAAACGTCTTGGACAGATAGGCTGCAGATCGGTTCATTTCGTCTAAGGCGTCGTCAAAGTCCACTCCGGTGGTGCGTGCATTTCTAGCCACATCTTGTAAGGCTTCATCTGTTACCCCCAAGCCCTTTCTCGTAAGAAGGAGTTGGACCCCAGCGTTTTCAATTTGCTCTGACATCGTGTGGAACACGGGCCCAAGGGCTTCCGCGGACTCGCGCATAAAGTCTAATGAAGCAGCAACGCCCTCTTTGCCTGGGCCAAATATCTTAGACATACTAGCCCCACCAGCGGCTAGCTGTCCACCCTCTTTCCTAAGATTCTTCCAAGACTTTACTACTGAAGCCGAAGTTGGTCCAGATAGGTCTCCGAATGACGCGCGGACCTTTTCTAAGGAATCTAAAATGGGTTTTCCGCCGCCGCCGCCAGACTGAGCCATGTCCATCAGACCTCCGGTCATGTCTCCCCAGGCGCCTAATATTGCGCCGCCTATGCGGAATATACTACCGGGCAAGGACATAATCCCGCTTGTCAGAGAACTAAGCGCATCCCAAGCGGTGCCAATGGCATTTTTAATACCAACAAACGCACCCACCAAGGCGCCTTTTGCAGCTGCTCCCAGACTTCCGGTGTCTTTTAATTCTGCGTTTAACCTACCAGTAGCATCACTAGAATCGTCTATTGCTTGGCGATTTTCTGCTAAAGCACCATTTAAATCTTGCATTCTAGCAGTTGAATCTTCAAGTTCCCGGCACTCCATTGCTGCGCATAACTCACGCTGCATTTGAACCTGAGCACTCAACTCTTGAGTGGCTTTATTAATTAAGCCTGCTCGCTCCTGAATAGCTCTATTTATAGATTGCTGGAGCTCTAATTGAGATTGAAGATCGTCTTTTGCCACAGATGGTCCCTGCTTTTATTCATTAACTAGAACTAAATATTCCTACATACAAAATGTTAGGAATAATCAGAAGGGCCAAGAGGTGCCTGTAACTGCCTTAAATTGATGGGCAGCCAGCTTTTTATCTTTTAATTTTTGATCGACGCTATTTAAGCTGTCTTCTTCAAGCGCTTCGTAAAGAGACTTAGAAGAATTAAGCACATTTTTGTATGCGTTAATTTCTTCTCTGTTCCCCTTTATTTCTATCATGGGGCGAAGGCCTAAAATATAAGCAGCAGATGCTCCAAAAATTTTCTTACTTAAATTCATATGTAGCTCCAGTTTATATTAAATATATTGACTTTACGTAAATCTACGTAATTTTGCTGGAACTTGAGATCTGGCGCGGCTCATCATCGCGCGAGAGTCTGCTGTGTTAGACTGTGCAGATCTAGATTGACCGTTTGTCTTCTTTATTTCTTCATTGATTCTTTGAATGAACCAAATGCGCTGCCAGATCGCAATGTTATAACACTCAACATAGGAAAATCCCATATAATACATGAGCAAAAAAGTATGCTCTAAGTATATTTCTTTATCCGTCGGTGTCAGGCCAAAAAAAGCTCGCGCCCATCGGCAGACGCACCTCGGAGTGTTCTAAGCAAGACGGGCAATCCATCCAGGACTTCATATCAATGCCCGGCTCGTTTTTATCAATAAATCTACGAAAATGTAATGAATCTCTAGCAGGCATATTCCTAATAAAGAATCCAATTTTATTTCTGTCTGTAACTCCCTCAACGGCGGTTAAGCTAAACTGCAGGCGGGTAGTAATTAAATTATCATTAAGCTGGCCTTGTTTCTTCTTTCTTTCTTGAAGCTTATTGATTTCTGTCTCATCGTTACCAGTTAAAAACTTAAAACGAATTTTCTTTTTTGTTACTGGGAGAGTAGTTTCAAACACGTTAACGCCAGGTGAAACTGGCGGAACTTTTAATCTTTTGAGAGGTAATTCAGCCAAATTAAATTCTTGCTTGCTTCTCTCGCCGCATGCGGGGCAATCAACCTCTACGTGATAGGCTGTGCCATAACCAGTAATTCTTAAAGCTGTCATAACAGCGTTTCTATCACCAGACAATAATTCATCCGGATCCACGCCTGCGTCGACAATACACGATTTTAACAATTCGGTAATAACTGTACCCTTCTTAATCAGCGCCTTTGAAGTCAAAATATCTTCTTCTCTAGCGGTCATGGCTCTAATTTGTAAGGTTTCTTTACCGTGCATTGGAGAATCTACTGGATAAGTAACTCCCTGAGAGGGGAGTGGTACGGTCTCTACAGGAATCTCAAACCCAAAGTCATCCCTCATCACATTAGAAGAACCCATTCCTGGTGGCGGTGTTTGACCGCCAGTGAAAACTTCATTTCTTTTCGGTCTATCAGTATCTGACACAATTTACCTCTTAATTAAAGCTAATTCTTATTTTAAATAAAATAATGTAAAACAAAATTGGGCGCAAAATTGCGCCCAATAAAGAAAACCGAGATTTAAAACGTTTTTATATTAATACTGAAGTACAGCGTTGTCAAAACGAACAGTGAGAGAAATTTCCACTGGAGCTTCATCTTCATAGGAAAGATCGTTAAAGTTTGCATTAGTTAAAAAGCAACCCTTTAGATCCCAAAGTTCAACAACGGTCCCAACCGGATCTAACATTTTAAGCTGGCAATCTCTTTTATAAAAATCTGCATAACCAGCCCTACCAGAAACTGTCTCAGAGTGTGTACGAACCCACTCCATTACTTGCTGTGCTCCGGAAGGTGCAATTGGATCGTGTAGCGTTACGGTGATAGCATCAAAATTAGATTTTCCAGCAAGGTAACGTCTAGAGTTGATGTATTGGATTTCTTGCTCCCCTATTGTAACACTGGGTCTTGCTGCGGTCTTCATGAGAAATGCATCAATTCCCTCAATAGCGAATACCCATCTAAATTTTCTTTTGGGTTCAAACTTATTGGGAAGCATGTCAGTTACTGATAGCGTCTCGGCCATGGTTAAATTCTCCTGTTCATTAAGTAAATATTACGTTCTAATAGTTTTGGATTATAGTTTTGGATTAAATTTCTGCGCCAGTGTTAGTGACTACGAAATCTAGTGAGATGAACTCAACAGATCGCGTAGGCTGAAGGAAGATCTTTCCTCTCACCGTGTTATTTTCAACGTCAGCTTGAGTGGTCGTAGAGGTATCAATGATAACCTTAAATCTATCTAAACCTTGCTGCTGTTGAATTCTAGAAAGAATTGGGTTAACTTGCGCAGAAAACTTAGCCAACGTGCTCTCTCTATTAGGCTCGAACAAGAATGAATTAGCAACTTGCCGGACCTTTCTTCGGATATCGATAAGTAGACGTCTAACATTAACTCTATCCAGTGCAGATGATGTAGCAAGTAAGGTCTTCTGACCGAAAACTACAACGCCTTGCGCCGTGGGGAAAGCCGTTAGGGGGTTAATGTCAGCATCATACAACGCGTCTAGATTTGCTCTATTTAATTTAACTTGAGTCTCTAACACTGAAGCCAGTGCGCCTCGAGTAAATCCAGCCGGAGCAAACCAAGGATATGCAACCTTATCATTTAAGGATAGGGCTCCCATGACCGCCACAGATGGCGGGCATCTCACGTTAGTATTAGTTGCTGGGTCAGTAATAATAACATCTGGGAAGTATGCAGCTCCGAATGAAGAATCTAAATTACGACTCTTGAAATCATCCACCGTGTTATTAACGCCGATAGATTCTATAGAGGATGTAACCACGTTGTTTAATTCATCTCGCTCTTCAACGTCCATAATATACAAGGCATCAAAACGTTCTTCCGTCTTATCAATAGCGTGATCAGAAATTTTAGTCTCTCTAATTCCTGGAATTGCTAATAGTTGCACGTCGACGTCTGATTTTTCAGCCATTACATCAATTGCTTTAACGTATGCAGATACTGTTGGACCTTCAGCTACTCCCTGGAGAGTGTCATCCATCTCTCTCTTTGCTGCAGCATCCAGTAATTTAGCCTTATCTTCATTGAAGATGTCGACTCCATCGAAACCGCCTTGAACACAGAAAGTAAACTTAAAGTATTTGCGTGAAGCCACGTCACCCAGATCTTTATCTACGTTTAAGAATCTACCTGGATACCAGTTACCCACGCTGTCTTTGAGCGATGAAGATAACACTCCATTTCTTCGATAGGATGCGGCTTGCCACTGGCGGGCATCCACTGTGTCTGTGATAGATTTGGTTAACACTTGAATGTTTTCAAGGCTAAAAGCATTGTTATTAAATCTATCAGCGTCATAAACGGTACCAGAACTATCTTCCGTACCTTCATTAGCTCCCACCCAAGCGTCCTGGTAAAGAGTGCTAAAATGAGGATAGTAAGTAGCATATCCTTTAAGCTCATCCTTCAAGGTACTCTTATTGGGTTCAGCAAGATTATCTTGAACGGTGAATTGAGTTCCCCAGAAATAATTCTTGTTAGCTGTCTTCTTGGGATCTATTCCATCAGCAACTGTTAGCCTCATGGGAACTGGTGCTTCTCTTAATTGGTTACCATAATTCTGTACGCCGGCGGTGACCCAGTCAGCAATTTTTCCTGCGCCAGGAACTACGCCGCCGGGGGTGCTGGTGCCAACCAGTCCACGCCAGGAAACATGCGGATATGAAGGACTTGATATAATATCAGAGCCAGAAGTAACCAGGTGGAATGGGCCTCTAAATCCAACCGGCAATGCAGTTCTTTCAATTGCACCATCGATTATTTCAGAATTCATTTCTACGCGAATATAAACAGAGTTATTTCTGTTAGTACCTTCTAAGACTAACTTCTGGCTTTCGATACTTTTGTCAAAATCAAAATATAATCTTTGATCACCAATCCGCTTTGCAATGAAATCATCGGACATGGGATTTAGATTTAATGAGGGGTAAGATTCTAATACTACCTTTTGGGTATCAGTGTCCGACTTGTGGCGAACTAAAAGATCGAATGTACCATAATCATCATCTACACTGGACTTCCTAACATTTTGAACCGATATTTTGACCTTATTAGTGGGGACTGTACCATCATCGAGCAAATGTACTCTAAATAGATTTTTTGAAGTTCCACCGAATTTCTGAGAAGTTACCCAAGGAGAAAATGCCGTCCTAAATCTATCACTGTAATTAGTGAAATTCGGAACGGTCGCGCTATTAACATTTCTGCCAATAGACGATGTTAGTAAGAATATGCATTCTTGACGCTGGTAAGTTCCATC